TAGGGGTACATTGGCCGCTGGAGGACGATGTAACCAACAACGATTTGGAACGGTTGCTCTTTCCAGACAAGTACAAAAATGTCTGCATGTATGTGGAGCCGGACTATCACGGCTTTTGTGCTTGTGTTCCCGCCGGAGGATGAGGAGGACAAGTTCATCATTCTTCCTTACTTTTGGATACCGGAAGACTGCCTGGACCTTCGTGTCCGAAGAGACCACGTTCCGTATGATCTTTGGCAGAAACAAGGGTATCTCGAAACCACGGAAGGCAATGTCGTTCACTACGGCTACATCGAAAAGTTCATCGAGCGGCTCGGAGAACGCTTCAATATCCGTGAGATTGCTTTTGACCGTTGGGGTGCGGTGCAGATGGTACAGAACCTCGAAGGCATGGGATTTACCGTTGTACCTTTCGGACAGGGATTTAAGGATATGAGTCCTCCTACAAAGGAACTGATGAAGCTGACACTTGAGCAGCGTATCGCCCATGGCGGTCATCCGGTGCTTCGATGGATGATGGACAATGTCTGTGCGAAGAATGACCCCGCAGGCAATGTATAACACAAAGAACTATACCGAACAGGGTGGCGCGGTCACCCATATCGGCGGCAAGCTTGTAATTGACGAAGGAGGTTCTGTTGAGGGGCTTCCTATCGCCGCAAACCAGGCAGACAGTACCGCTTCTACCGTTGCCACGCTCAAGGACGATTTCAATGCCCTGCTTGCCAAGCTTAAGACCGCCGGTCTTATGGAAGCAGACGAGGAAACTGAGTAAAGGAGGCGGCAGCGATGGCTACAAACCTTTTAGATAAGGTCAAACAGAATCTCATTCTCTCCCACACGGCAGACGATGCGCTTCTTACAAGCTACATCGCTGCCGCTGTTTCTTATGCGGAAAGTTATCAGCATATCGAAGCCGGATACTACGAAGAAAACACAATGCCGCCCACAACGGAGCAGGCTGTTATCATGCTTGCTTCTCATTTCTATGAGTCCCGTGACGGCTCTACGGGCGGGTTCTTTTCGGATAACGTCCAGGCGGGGCAACAGGTATGGAATACGGTCAACCTTCTCCTTCGGCTTGACCGGGATTGGAAGGTGTGATCATGAGTTACGGCAAGATGAATGATTTTGCGGATATCAAAGCGATGCAGACGGTAAAGGACAGCGAGGGTTTTGCTACCGAAACGGAAGTGACCCTCGCTTCCATTCGCTGCTACAGAGAGGGTCGGCACGGCTCGGAGCGGTGGGCTAACCTCGCTGTGTTTTCCGAAGCAACCGACCTTTTCCGTTTCCGCAGGATTCCGGGTCTTACGATCACAACTTCACACTTCCTTACCTGCGGCGGTGAACGGTTTGACATTACCTCTGTTGAGGATGTCAAAGGCAGAGGAATGTATATCGAAGTCCTCGCAAAAAAGGTGGTGCAAAGCCGTGGCAAAAGTTGATATCAAAATGCCGGAAGACTTTCTGACAAAGCTTAAAAACCTCGGACAGCAGGAAGACGCTATTGCGGAGAAAGTCTTAAAAGCCGGAGGCGAAGTGGTGCTTTCCAAAGCGAAAGATAATCTCACCGCATCCATCGGAAAAGGAACGAAATACAAAAGCCGCTCCACGGGGGAACTTCAAGGCGCACTCGGCCTTTCTTCCGCAAAGCTTGATAGAAACGGAAACCACAATGTAAAGATCGGTTTTTCCGAGCCGCACACGGGCGGCGTTTCCAATGCGATGCTTGCGTCCGTCCTGGAATACGGAAAGCACGGTCAAATAGCAAAGCCTTTTATGAAGCCCGCAAAGACGGCATCAAAATCCGCTGCCGTTGCCGCCATGAAGGAGACTTTCGGGCAGGAGGTGGAAAAGCTATGAGTTTACTCGAAGATTTGAATACTGTCCTTGCTCCGCTGAACATCCCACTTGAAACGGGCATCTTCAGCGAGGAAGCACCGGACAGTTATAAGACCCCGTTCACGATTGCCAAGACGCTCACCGAGGAAGGTATCCCAACCCCGGCAGGCAAGCAGAAATGGGGATCGGCGGTTATTGAGAGCATCCTCACCAACGAGAAGTATAAAGGGTCGGCTCTGCTTCAAAAATCTTTCACAGTAGATTTTTTGGAGAAAAAAATAAAGTCCAACGAAGGCGAAGTGCCGCAGTACTACATCGAGCATTCCCATGAAGCAATCATACCGCCGGAAGATTGGCAGCTTGTTCAGCTTGAGATGGCCAGAAGGAAAAGCCTGAAAAGGAAGTACAGCGGCAACAGCGTGTTCGGAGCAAGGCTTATCTGTGAAGACTGCGGCGGGTTCTTCGGTGCAAAGGTCTGGAACTCCACGAACAAGTACAAGCGCACCATTTGGCAGTGCAACGATAAGTTCAAAGGCGAAAACATCTGCGCCACACCGCATCTTGTCGAGGATGACATCAAAGAACGGTTTCTGACCGCTTACAACAGTCTGCTGCCGAGCCGTGACGGTATCCTTTCGGACTGCCGGATGATGTATGATACTTTGACGGACACCACCGCAATCGATGCGGAGATGGAAGAACTGCTCCGTGAAGCCGAGGTCATCACAGAACTCACACGGAAATGCATCGAGGAAAACGCTTCGGCGGCACAGAACCAGGAAGAGTTCAGCGCAAAGTACAACGGCTACGAGCAGCGGTACGAAGCCGTGAGAAAGAAGGTCGAAAAGCTCCAGGCTCAAAAGGAAGAGCGGCAGGTGCAGGCGGATTCCATCAGTGCATTCATGTTTGAACTGCACGAACTGGACGAGCCGGTCACGGTCTTTGACAATAAGCTGTGGCTTTCGGTCATCGACATTGTTACCGTCCGCCATGACGGAACACTTGTGTTTCGCTTCCGCAACGGCATGGAGGTGGAAGCCTAATGCGCGGGCAGAAGCAAAAGCTTAATATGGGTTCAAGATTGCAAGGAGGCAAGATTACAGGGTGTGCCTGTAAATGCTTGTCTCCTTCTTTTTTTATATCATTAATTGCATAAAACCCACTTATAGAAAGAAAAGGTGAAGAAATGATGGAAACCTACATATCTTTTTACCTTAAAGCAAATCGCATTCATGTTTTCGTGGATGCTCTGCGCGATATAGGCAGTCCAAAGCGCATCTGCTTTATGATAAGCGATGATGGAAAGAAGCTGCTTGTGGCTCCATATAACAAGCGCGATTTTGTTTCTCATGGAGTTCCAGACGAGGTATACAGCGGCATGGGCGGTATGGAGATCAGCAGTATAAAGCTGTGCCATCTTCTTGCCGGGATGTTTCAGTGGGATGCTGCCCGTTCCTACCGTGTCCCCGGCACGGTATATTCTGAAAAACGAATAGCTGTCTTCGAACTCACAAAGGCGGAGATAATTGACCACTAAAGCGGCTCGGATTGACATTTCACATGAAAATTGATATTATAAAAATGCAGACGCAACAGGACTAATCGAAGTATCCTCGTCTGCATTTTTGTTATTTGCTGTCCGCATTTTGGTACAGATAATCGTGTAAAATATAGTCAAGGAGGGTTGGATATGTTTGGACGAAAAAAGAAAACAGAATCACCGTATCCGCCGATTGACATTGCATACAAGGTTGTAAAAACGAGAAAAGGCATGAAGCAGGTATTGACCACGGCGGATGAGCGCAAGCAGATGCGGAAAGATATCAAACGTAAGAATCCAAACCTGGAGGTCATTGAGTCTGCTCCGCCCGCAAAAAAGGACGATCTGGCTTGGATCGACGAATTGGAGATGTTCGATGCAATCTTTGACGATTAATAAAGACAATGCGAACACAGAAAAGTGCTTGTGTCCGATTTTAAACGAGGAAATAGCCGCCTATGACTGCTTTGATGCGGCATTGGTATATGAGGAATTATCTCCGCTTTCGGAACTGCCGAAGGATATGATATTTACGGATGAGAATCAAGACATTTGCCTAAAATGCCAATATCATCCACGCTGATTATGGGATAACATTTTTGAGGGAGGGAGTACAAAATGGCAAAAAGACGAATCACAAGTAAGCCTGGGCTATTTGGTATGACCTACCATTATGAGAACGGCAAGTATATAGGCAAGAGCCGTCCTGGACTATTGGGAGACCGAAAAATTCATTATGATGCGGACGGTAGACAGGTCGGCACAAGCAGACCGGGGGCATTATCGGACGAGGTTCATTATGATGCGAAGAATAAACGCTACATTTCTTCATATCAAGGACTTACCGGTGAAATCCATATGTCAAACGGCCGTCCGGTTGGAAAAACAACTCCCGGAGTATTCGGCGCTGCCTACTCCTCCATAGATGACAACGAAGTAAGAGAAATCTTCGATGACGAAGAACCGGTTGATTTTATGGACGAATATATCGATGAGGATGACACAGATTCTGATTTCAAAAGTCAAAGTCCTGCGAAAAAGATTGTAAAGAAAGTCATAGGGTATGTGTTTGTGCTTGAAACCATTTCCTTTCTGGTGATGACTGTTGTATTTGCACTCAAGGGTAAAAACACTGCTCCCGGCGTTGCCGCTTGCGTCCTCTCGGCTGTTGCGGCATTCTTTTGTTTTCGATCGGCGATGGGCAATTCGGAAGAAAGCGACATGAGCGAATACGAATAAATCTTATTGTTTTAGGGAGAACCGCTATGAAACCAAATACTATGCTGAATCCTGCACAATTTGCGGATTTCTGTGAAAAGAATTTCGATTTGAATTCAAAACTCGGTTATCATTATGAATCCATGTCCATCTGCATTCTGGATTGTGTATATTCATTACGTGCCAAGTACCAATCAATAACCGTACCTGTTGTTGAGCGTTATGCAAAGGCTTATATGGGAAGTAACCGTCACGCCGGTGGAGATACCGTTTCGATGCTTATTAACAACATCGATGCCGCGGGAGGCACAGAAAGCTTCGCGGATATCGTTCTCCAAAACCACCAGAGAATCGGCGGTCTGCTGAAAAGCGAAGTGTGCTATAAGCTTGCAACATACCTTAAAGCTTTGCACATTGAAACAATCGAAGATTTCCGAAACTTTGAATCACAGGAACTTCTTGAGATTGTTATTCGGTCAGTAAAAGGCATCGGAGATGCCGGAGTGAATTATCTTTTCATGCTTGCGGGAGATCCAAACCGCTGCAAGCCGGATGTACATATTCACAGGAGCATCAAGGATGCTTACGGCTATGATGTTTCCAACGATGACTGTCAGGCCATTTTTTCACAAGCAGTTGCCCTGCTGAAGCATAAGTGTCCGAAGTTGACAGTCCGTCTGCTTGATAATATCATCTGGGAAAAGTATTCTGGGAAGTGAGGCGTGGAATGTTATTAAAAATATTGTCTGCTCTTTTGGGACCCAATGATCAGAAAAGTCAATCTCAGCATCCCCGCAAGAAGTCAAAGAGCGAATTGAGCAGAGAAAAAGACCGCCGCGATTATGAACGTTGGGTAATGTCGGAAGAAGACAGATACGATGACGAAGACGAGTAAAATGTGGTAAAATATAAAGGTCGAAAATATACCATAGCTTTTTACATACAAAAAAACAAACTCGATGCTGTGCCAGGGAGTTCCCTTTTAAATGCGGGAACGCTTAACACAAACATCGAGCCTATTGCGAAGCATCCAAAGGTACGAATAGTCGTGTTTATTGGTACGATAAAGGGACGGCTCTATCCACTCCGAATGCTTCAAAGTATCCCTCGGAAGTCCCGGGCGTATTGATGTACCGGTCAAGGGACGGCGCCGGACATAAGG